AATTTTGACAGACAAACACATTGCAAAAAAGCAAAAGAATTATCTGGTAAGTTATGGTGGGGTTGTGATTTTAATGTTGATTATAATACTGCTGTGTTATGTACAGAATACACTGATGGCACATTACACTTTTACGATGAAGTTAGATTAAAGAATAGTAATACAGAAGAGCTGGCATTAGCTATGAAAAAGATTGCTCCTAATACTGAAGTGTATCCAGACCCAGCTGGTAAAGCAAGAAGTACAACATCAAGACGAAGTGATCACCAAATACTAAGAGACCATGGATTTTTAATTAGGGCGAAAAAGTCACATCCTAGTCATATAGACAGGTTAAACTCGTTAAATAGAAAGTTAAAAGATGCTGAGGGTAACATTGGTATGACAATAGATCCTAAATGTATTTATTTAATAAAAGATTTAGAACAATGCCAACGGGATAAAAGAGGAGGTCTGGCAAAAGATAACATGGAATTAACTCATGCTTTGGATGCTTGCAGTTACGGAATTGAATATAAGTTTCCAATAAGAAGGATGATTGGTTCATCAATGAAATGGTAAGAGGCAAATATGTATAATTTTGGTAAATCAGTAAATAGAGTTGTTATCCCAGAGCTTTCAGAAATGACAGTTTTGCAAAGTATAAAGAAAGCAGGTCATAATAGAGTTGAGCAAGAAAACTATAATATGATGGAATCACTCGACTTTTATTATAATGAAAATTTAGACAGTCACTTAGATCCTTGGTTTGCCAGTGAATCACTTAGTCAAGTGCCTCCGTTTATAAGTTCATGTGTTCCTAGATTTGCTAAGGCAAGAATGATGCTGTATAAACAACCGCCATTAAGATTAATTAATCGTGAGCAAAATGACTTATATAATGAAGTTGCATATAAGTTAAATACTAAAACTCGAGAATATGCTGAATTAAGTTGGTTGCTTGGTTGTTGTTATATGAGAACAAGATATAATGAAAAAAAATTAAGATTAGAATATGAAATTTTACCAAAAGTGCATGAGTTTTATGTATATGGAGAAGATGAACCATTTGGTTATAGTTATGAAATAGAATCTATGGATGACTCAAATAAAAGGTATGTATTTTGGTCAGAGACAAGAGACGGAGTGCAAGGTATGCACTTTGAGTTTGATCAAAAAGGCAGAAGATACGCTGTAGGTTCAAATGTTGAAATGTTAAATCCTTATGATATTTTACCAATAAGTAAAGTAAAATTTTCTAAAAATAGTTACGATGTTACTAGAACCGCTTTGCATATAGCAATAGCAATGACTGAGATAGCATTAAGTGTACGATTTAGATTAGGACAAGCAGTATTTACAGGCATTGAAGATGGGCAAAGTAAACTGACTGCTGGGATTGATAATGCTTACATATTACCAGAAGGCGCCTCATTTAATTATGTATCGCCAGGAGGTAGTTTAGTTGAAATGATTGAAGCAACAAAATCAATGGCAAATCAAGTTGCAGAAAACAACCAGCTTAGA